TGGAGGAACTTCTGGAGCGGCAGGAGACAGAGTTGCCTATGAAAAATGGAAACCTGTGAACAGGCACAAATGGAGTTAAGCGAATGAGCACAGCGATTGAATGGACAAAAGGCGACGACGGCACTCCTGGAATGACATGGAATCCGGTAACCGGCTGCACAAAGGTCAGCCAAGGTTGCAAGAATTGCTATGCGGAGCGATTATTCCCACGAGTTTATGGGAAGGCGACCATAGAAATAGTACTCGAATTTGAGGGGGAGGAAACCCAGCTCGGCAAGCGGGAAAGAAAATTCACAGATGTGGTTTGTCACCCTGACCGCCTCAACAAACCCCTGCACTGGAAGAAGCCGCGCAGGATATTTGTTAATTCGATGAGCGATTTATTCCATGAGGATGTGCCATTCGAGTTTATCGACCAGGTGTTTGCGGTTATGGCACTGGCTGGTCAACACTCATTTCAAGTTTTATCGAAACGACCACAAATTATGGAGGCCTATTTTTCCGGCAACCCACTTGATAGAGTTTTCGCTTTGTTGCCGGAGGACATGGGTCTGACGTGGCCGCTTCCAAACATCTGGCTCGGCGTATCAGTAGAAGACCAGGCCACCGCAGACGAGCGGATACCGCTGCTGCTGGAGACTCCGGCTGCTGTTAGGTGGATCAGTGTAGAGCCATTGCTGGGGCCGATAGACTTTTCACAAATTGAATTGCCGCCCGAGTACAACATATCTATTTCAACCCCTGGTTTAATTAACTGTCTCATGACCGGCGACGATAATAGATATTACAACCAGCACAATGTTATCGACTGGTGTGTTGTCGGCGGTGAATCCGGTCCAAAGGCGCGACCGATGAGCCCATGCTGGGTTCGCTCAATCCGGGATCAGTGTCAAGCTGCTGGGGTGCCGTTCTTTTTTAAACAATGGGGGGAGTGGTTAACGATAAGCCAAGGGGCTCCTTATGATCCGAAAAGACCCTTCCGCGGCGACCATACCGGGACGGATGTTTATATGCGCATCGGCAAGAAAACTGCCGGCTGCCTCCTGGATGGCTGCGAATGGGATGAGCGTCCGACATGAGAAACAAATGAGCAAACTACCAGACGGCTTCATGGCGGCGGAAGGAATAGGGCAGCTCAACACCCACGAACGGAGTATCGCCAAGCACTATTATCAGGAGGGGTTGCTCCATGCTGCTGAAATGGCGAGTAGGAAAGCAAGCATGTATTACGGTAAAGATTATTGCGCTAAATTAGGGGAAGAAACGAAAGCAACAACAGGGCTTGGTGCCCTAGAAAATGATCTGCGCGAAGCTGCGAGGATACTGCCATGAAAAACCTTACTGAACAAATCGCCACTGTCGAAAGAGAGATCAAGATGCGAGTCTATGTATATCCTCGCAGGGTAGAGAACGACAGCATGACCCAGCAGAAAGCCGACCACGAAACTGAAAGCATGCAGTCTGTACTTGATACACTAAGGATGGTTAAACGCATGCAATCAATGCCGCAGCGAATGATTGCATCAGGGGACGTGCATGGCACTGGTGAATGGCGTGACGGACTGGACGAGGTTAATGATTGCCTAGATAGCGTTATTGGGGAGGAACAGGGGGAACTCTTATAATGCCACTTGTGTGCTCATGTCCCGATTATGATGATGATTGTGAGTGGTATTGGCACAGCCCGGACGACTACACAATGCTATCAGGGGCACGCCGTAAGCGTTGTTCCAGTTGTGGCGAGCTTGTCGATCTTGGGGCTGTGTGCATTTCCTTTGAAAGAACACGAGGGCCGAAGGATGACATTGAAGAAAAGATTCATGGTGATGATTGGGAAGCAGTAGCCCTCGCCCCTTATTATATGTGCGAACCATGCGGAGACCTGTATTTTTCGTTTCAGGAGCTAGGTTATTGCGTACAACCTGACGAGGACATGCGGGAGCTAGTGAAGGAGTATGCAGAGTTGCACAAAGAGTCTAAAACAGGAGAGAAAGATGAACAGAAAAGAACTTGAAGAATCGATACGTCATACGTCAGTTGCAGCTCTTATATGCAATGTCCTCATCAAAAGCGATAGAGGATGGTATTGAAGCTATAAGATACCAGCTTGCACAGATGAAGGAAGAGCCTGAAGTTTGGGTTCCCGCCGAAGGGATGCTCGTTGAAGTTCGGGATGATGCCCACAACGGTTGGCAACCCAGAAGAAGTGCAGGAAGCATGACAAAGGACGGCCTTAATTGCTATCAATACCCGCATGATGGAGCAATTTACGCGTGGAAATACTGGCGCCGCATCCCCCTTAACTTCCAGTTCATCCCCTATTTAGGTACTGGCTGGCCAAAGGGAGTGGGATCTATGCAAATACACGCCCTGCTTAAGAGCGGAAACATGATGACTTTTCCTAAATCGAGGGCAATTACTTGCTGGGATCAAGTTATAGCCTACTGCCCTGTGGAGGAAGAGAAGAATGGAATATGATCATTCAGTAATAGCAATGCAAGCTATTTGTATGGCGGCAGATGATTGTGCAAATAGAATTATGGAGGCAACCTCTGAGTTTGACCGGCCGTCCTTTCTGTTTAAGCCGACTCTAACTATTGACGGAACGTCATGGTGTGCACTATATGGAGACGATATTCAGACTGGTGTTTGTGGTTTTGGAGACTCTCCAGCAGGAGCCTATGAAGATTTTGATAGAGCATGGCGCACCACACTTAAAAAGGCCGCAGAAAGAACAGGAGAGAAAGATGAACAGAAAACAACTTGAAGAAGCGATTAAGTACTGGGAGGAAAATGCTCGGGGGGCGCAGCTTAAAACGCTTATAGAAGCTGCCAAAACCTGGCTGGCGCAGATGGAAGAGCTTCCCATGCCTATTTCTGATCGTATAGACGAAATAGCAGACGAGGCAGAGAGTTCGAACGCATGGACACACTCGACCTTACACGATATAGCAAAAGAAGTTCGGGCGCTAGAATGCGCGGTTACATCTGCTATAGAAGATCGTGACCTATACATACGACAGGTTGAATCACTGAAGGGGACACTCTGTACACCCCTAGATGCCACCATTGTCATCCAGGAGGCGAAACAGACTAGGGGTAAATACACATGAACAGAAAAGAACTTGAAGAAGCATACGTCAGTTGCAGCTCTTATATGCAATGTCCTCATCAAAAGCGATAGAGGATGGTATTGAAGCTATAAGATACCAGCTTGCACAGATGAATGTGCAGGCATGGGCGTACCGGGAAGACTCAGTTTTTGAATGAAGAACTGAAATGAATAAACTCAGCCCATACCGGCTCGGTTCTCCTGTATCGGCTATTGAAGAAGAGCAGTGCTTAGTTGGTCCATTATGTGATGCATGGAAATATCTGCACACAGACGCCCCTATTGAGCATTATCACCTATTCCGAATATTGGTTTATTTTGAGGCCAAGGCAAAGGATTGCTGGGGAGGTATCCCAGGGCTTGCCAAGGAATTGGAATTTCTGCTGGAAATATTCCTATTTATTATCTCGGAGAGGTTATCGGCCCTGTCAAATGTTAAGCAGGAGAGTATAGAAGCATGTCCGTCATTACTTATAGATTAGCCAGGATCTACACCAAGAAGGACCCCCATGGATACTCAGCTGATTGGGTATGGTCTACGAGTCCCGCCAGTCGGAACCATGGAGCTTATGACAAGATAGAATCTATAGCGATCAGTAAGGTGAAAACACTTATCGACGCAGAAATCATAACACAGGAAATAAACAATAAATTCTTTCGGACAAAGTTGGTTTGATACTGTTTATGCAAAGTAGCGGAAGTGAATCTGAATAAAACTATGGTGCTGCCGCTATTGGAGAATAATATGACTGAAGCACAGAAATATGCAGAGAGGGATACCGAGGAGCAAGGACAAATTTACTACGACCATATGTCTCATATGACATCTGAAGAGCTTTACAGCAAGTCTGACATTGCGGCAGAACTTGCACATAGGGACATACGTATTTACGAGCTGGAGGCTAAGTTAGAGGCTACTTGGGTATCGACAAAAGAGCTGTCACCAGACAAATCGCAGCACTTACTGATGGTGTTTTACGGCGGAGCGGTAGCCAGCTGCAAATACAGGGCCGGACAGATAGGGGAGCCGCAGCAAACCGTCACTGCTTGGCGAACAGATGAAAGTGGCAGGTTCGGTCTGCCCCTGTACTGGATGCCGATGTCAGACCCCCAATGAACCTTAGGAGATTATTATGAAGATAGAAAACATAGAACTGAATAAAGAGCAGCATTATCTTGACAATGTGACGTATGTCCCTGGCTATGCGAATGGAAACGCTGGGCATGATGATTGTGAACCCGGCGTGATTATTGATTTTAATGACGACGTGGTAAAGGTTTTGTATTGCAAAAGTAGAACTGTGCAAGCCACCAGCCCGTCTGATCTGGTATGGGGTTAGCGTTATAACGTCGCAAATCACCGGCGCGGGTTTTGCGTCCGAGTGAATTTGCCTTGTTATATTTTGATTTAACTGAGGATATGAAAATGAATGATGAAAGTAAATTCTGGATTTCAATAAATGCAATTATCTTTACAGCTATCGTTTTTATCGTGTTTTTCTCAACCACATATTGGAAAGACCATAACGCGAAAATCGTAGAAATGGTTGGTAGCGGAACTGACCCAGTAGCGGCAATGTGTGCCATGCAAGATGATTATGGGAAAATGCCCGTGTGCATCATTTTGGCTACCAAAACCCTACGCTGATTAGAAATATAACAGAGATATATCCAGAAAGCCGTGTATCTGATGGAGGGAAGCGCGTGAGCGAAGCGAATCCGTTTGACCGTATGGTTATAAACCGTTGTTGGGCTATGTCTAATAAATTGACGTTTACTATAAAGCCGATCCGCCATTTATTAGACAAGTATGTGACTGGGATTGTTATTGATCCGTTTGCTAATGCCAGCAAGTACGGGACAATAACAAACGATCTCAACCCTGGATATGGTACAGATTACAATATGGACGCTGTAGAATTTTTGGAAATGCTAGATAGTAATAGTGCCGATGTAGCACTATATGACCCACCATTTAGTATGAGGCAGGCTAGTGAATGCTACAAAAATTATGGGGAAAGCAGGCTTACTGGCAGCGTAACCAACATGCAGTATTGGGCAAATGTAAAAAATGAAATTGCCAGGGTGGTTAAACCTGGTGGTTTGGCTATTTGCTGCGGTTGGCGCAGTGGGGGCATAGGTAAAAATAGAGGATTTGAAATTATTGAGATACTGCTAGTCCCTCACGGTGGCAACAAGAACGATACGATAGTTACTGTTGAGCGAAAAGGGTTATAACAGTGATATATACAGAAAGCCGCGTATCTTCGGAGGATTGAATGATTAACTTCACTCTCTGGACGGGCGATAATTTCGCGATGTACCGCTGCAACCTCGTCAAGACGATAAACGAGCTGGACGAGGGCCGGGACTGGGATGTGGAGATCAAGCAGCACCAGCGGAAGAAAACCAATAGCCAGCGCGGATGGCTGCATAAGCTGTTCGATATTTATGCCGATGAAATAGGATTAACTACTGGGCAGGTAAAGGATTTATTCAAAATTCACTTATTCGGTAGCAAGCAGGTGACGCGATTTGGCGTTGAGCTAACAGTACCTGATGGGAGTACAGAGGATCTTGAGCGATATGGATATTCTCAGGCGATTGAGCGGTTTTATCAACTCACAGCTGAGAGCGGAGTAGCCCTCCCCGATGCAGACAGGTTCCGCCGTGAGGGATAAAAAGCGGCTCCAGGCTGCACGTAACGCCCCCTGTGTCCGTTGCGGGAGAGAGGGCGAGACCAGGGCCTGCCATTACGCAGGATTTCGTCAGCATACTCTCGGAAAGGGCCGTGGAATAAAGGCCAGTGATGCAGCGACGGCGTATTTTTGTCATACCTGTGACGCACTATTCAGTGAGTCCAGTTATGGCTGCTGGTCTGGCGGGAGTAAAAATATTGAGCGAAGTGAAGAGTTTTTGTATTATTGCGTGCTATCCAGCATCAGGTTTTCGTCCGAATGCCCCGATATGCCCGCCAGACAGTCCACGCGCAGCTGCACAGTATGATAATGAGCTGGGCGTCTCATACACTATTACGACTCGGGAGTACTGCACAGCAGGGCTACACGGCGTGTTTCCTGGCTGATTTTAACGATGCACCCGCCCATAGTCATATCCCCTACGGGGTTGATTACACACCACAGGACGACCGCGTTGTCGAAGATTGGTTAATCCACGCTCCTGAGACCATCCAAACCAATACAATAAAAAAATATATTCGCAAAGAAGTCATATCCAGAGATCAGAGCTATAAACTGCTGAAATCAGCGCGATTATGGATATTCAGTTGACAACGGCGACGGTAGGGCTACACTTTAGCCATGGTTAAAACTGACGCTCAAGAAGGAACCGGACTTTCTGTTACAGAACAATGTTCTACTGTCACATCTGTTCTGGTGCGATGCGGGTTTACTGCATTGATGGCCAGTATTTGACGCGCTGTTTGGTGTGCGGCGATGTACAGATTTTGCCTATTGATTTCAGGTCAGCAGCATAGTATTTAGTTTCATCCCGCCCCGTCAAGGGGCAACTCCCGGGCAGCTTCGGCTGCCACTGGTCTCCCTCCAGAGGCCGATTGCACCTGCCCTCCGCCGGGTAGGTGCTTTTTTATGAATGATTGAGCATCACACAGGGCAATCTGTGCTCTAATCAGCTCACTATGGGATCTGGCAATACTCTTGCGCATGTCGTTGATTGTCAACATTAGCTGTCCTTTTTGTAAACCATAGGGGTTTGATTGACAACCTTAGCGGCAGCCGAGCAAAAAACTATAGTTTCACGTAGAACAAAAAAATAGCCCGATTTAACGAGCTATTTAACAAAATATTGTCAAAGATCAGTGTTTATAGTGCAACTACCCAGACGGCAACAAGCGCCCATGGTTTGATGATTTTCATAATTAATCTTCCTTTTTGATTTCAGTTAAGAGCCGAGCAGCCAGTATGGCGACCGGCCCGGTGATCACAGTCTGGACCTCAAGCTGCTGAATCCGGCGGAGTTTTAGGCCAAACAGCTCGGCCATGGCAGACTGTGTAATTCCCATGGCTAGGCGGAGGGCGCGGAATTCGGGGCCGGTCATGTTACGTCTACGTTATCAGGCTGTTTGTACGTGCCACAGACAATGTTTTTTGGCTCCTCTTTTGCGGTTACTGTGGCACGCTTAGCGCGCAAGGACATTCGGAGTCTCAGACCGACATAAATCCCGAAATCCGAGCCGGCCTCAATGCCCCAGCCGGCCTCAATGCCCGAGCCGGCCTCAATGCCCGAGCCGGCCTCAATGCCCAAGCCGGCCTCAATGCCCGAGCCGGCCTTAATGCCCGAGCCGGCCCGTAGTTGACCTTGTACCTGTATTCGCCCCGTAACTGCGATTGATCCACAAAAATAAAGGCTTTTCTCAACGATTAAATCGCCATCAACCTTAAGGGTGCGGTTAATGGGGCCAAATGCTGTTATCAGCCAATCTGCATAATCAGGATAATCCTCCTCAACAGCCCTATCAATGGCGATTTGAATATCAATTCCTGCCGGGAAACCCTTGTTAAACCAATGCTTTCCATTAGCGCAGGCGTTTTTTGAGGTAAGTAATTCGTCTGTAATGTGCATTCGTTTCTCCGTGTTATTAGATACTACGCCACCAGCGATTTAGCGTACTCAACCGCCGGCGCCAGTTTTTTGTAAATCCGCATGCCTCCGATAGATTCGTGCGCATCGGTGTCCACCAAGATAACGCCGTATCCCTCCTCACCGCTGGACAGCATAGACGGAACCACTCGGGATTGAGTATCTTCAATGCCGTCAAACGCTTGGATAGTTAAAAAATCAGGGATAGTCATAATATTCTCCAGTTCTGGCTGGCGTCTGTGCCAGTGGCAGGTAAAGGTGGCAGGTGTCAGGCATTGACGTAGCCGGACTTTATTCCGCGTAATTCACATAACCGCTCCAGTTCAGTGCGGTATTCATTCTGTAGGTTGTTATATTCCTGCTGAAGTCCTTCCGCCTCAGCGTAGATGGTGTCGGATTTATCCAGATATGCGTCTGCATAGGATCGTCCGATACACGACACTCTGTTATTTGAATATATGCTAGCCCGAGCAGCCGATGCCGCCAATTTGGATTTATACGAAATGTCGTTATATAAGTGCTGGAGTGATCGGCGCATTTCACGCAGGTTAGGTAGCGACAGGATATTAGCTAACCCCTGTGTGCCTCCCACAGCCAGGCGTTGTTTCCTGCCTGATCTGAGTCCAGACATAAATTCACCGTTATCACGATGGCGCTGTAACTCCGGCTCGAGTGAGTACATCCCACAACGCCAGCCATACATAGGTAGTGGTTCGTATTGGTCGTTTAACATTTCTCGAGTAGTTGTGTGTTTCATTGTTATTCCCCCTGTGTGAAATAGGCGTAGCAGACCGTCTGGGGCGCAGTTCTGACTGTTGGGTAATAATCCAGTCCAGGTTCCATCCCGTAAGCGCATGCGGTATCATCAGTAACCTGCTTACAGGTTCCTCCCTCGTCCCACTCCTGGCCAAAGCCGGTAATTATGCGGCTGTCACCTGGGATACAGTCGCCAACACTATAGCGTCCAGCGACCACTTTTCTGCGGTTATTTCGATTAGTCATAGTCGTATCTCCAATAGGTAGGTGTCAGGCATTATTGATTAGGCCCCTGTGATCTATCCACCATTTTGCGGATACCTCGGGTCTATATTTGGCAGCATCCTCTGTCGGTAACAGGCGTAGCACACGCTCGCGGATAGCACTAGCCCACGCAATTTGCTTATCGCTCCCTACCAGTAAGGGCAGCCCCAACTCGTCAGCTAAAATGACGGCTTTGGCTTTTAGGCATGCCGGGCACTCCTGGCGCTCAATTGCAAGCAACTGACGCTCCCTGTTATCCATTTTACCGTAAGCCTGGTACCTGTCGCCGTCGTGCCCACAAACGTGTTTAGGATATTGCCACGACATTACTGGGCGCCTCCGGCTAATCCTAAGGATTTTGCGCCCTGCAAAAACTGATCGTAGTCGTAGACTGAGTCGTAAATGGGGTCCATGTTTACCGATCCCATTATTTTTGTATACTCATCGTCATTAATCTCGACATAGTCCGGCTCAATATCCATCATTGACCATGCAGCCAGCCGATGGCTGCCACTATATGCCTGCTCCCCATATACCAAAATAGCGGGTAGCATTTTGTTTGCCCTAAGAGATTTGACCATGCTAGCTAATTTAGCTCTATCTCGCGGTTGATGTGGCGGCTCTATTAATTGCATATTTGCTACTCCCAGTAGCCTGTCATTAGGCTATGGAGTTAGTATACGCAGTAATGACGCATTGTCAACTACTATTATGCATTAATTGCATATTATTGATTAACCCATATAGACTAGTAGGATAGGAGAGCGCAATGGCAAGTGCCGCCGAGGAACGTTGGATAGATCAATACCTAGAGACCGGAGACGCAGCCCAATCTGTCAGGGATCAGTTTGAGTGCAGCGCAGCATCAGTGCCCTCAAGAGCCAGTCAGCTTAAACGCAAACACGCTGATACCATCGATCAACGATTAAGAGATTCCATGCGGCAGCTCGGGCCGCAGATGCTAACTATCATCAGAGATTTAGCCCTGATGGCCGACCAACCCGCGGTAAAACTCAAAGCCGCCCAAGACGTACTAAGCCGTGGAGGATTTGATCCAGTTAAAGAATCACGAGAATTAACAGCAAAACCAACAGCTGAAGAGCTAACCGAACGCCTACGCATGGCATTAGCCGGTATAGATCCAGACATACTCACCGAGCTACTCGCAGATAACCAACTCACTGACCTGGCACGCTCCGCAACACAATTAGTCACTGTAGACACTAAGACACAGGGTAATGCGTAGACAACCAGGGCGCCTCACACGGGGACTCCGCCTATGGCGGAGAAAGTACCGGGCAGCGTAGAAAGTACCTTTTTAGACGTAGACAGGTATTAGCTTTGCAGTATAGGACGTCTCCCTCTCTCTCTTCTCTCCTCCCGGAAAATCTCACAATCGCTCTACAGAGGGGTTTAGGGCCTATTGGATGCTGATATTGTTATCCCATAACAGGCAGGATTATGGTCTACAAGTGGGTAATGTGGGTATATTAGCCGTTCGTAGTATACCTAAGTTATTGATATCCTTACTTATACCAAGTAGTCTGCACATAATGTACATTATGTTAAATAACCTAAGCCTGTCTAAGGTGTGGGGACATTGCTCATGGGTTATGGCATAGGTGCAGGGGTGTTCATGGCGTAGGATTGCTCACAGGGAGCAGGACCAGGAGTAGGACGGGAGGACGGGAACCCCACTCAGCCAGCCCAGGTTTGATGCCCCCCTGCCCCCCCCTTGTGCGGCATGGGCATAGGCTGTACCCCGTCCCTCATTTTCCACCAGTTAACTAGAGCCCCTAAAGGTTTGCATTTCCCTTTACAGCCTTTACACTCTAATCTCACCTTTACACGCGGACCTTTACGAGGCGATTGTGGGCTGGCTTAAGCGAAATCTGGTGAGGATGATCTGATTGGTACATTATCTGATGTTGCAGAACTTATTGAGTCTGGGTATTCGGTTGTGGATGCGTTGCGCGAGGTCAATGAGATAATGGAATATACGCGGGAAGTTGCGCGAGGTCGGGTAACGGGAGAGGAGGGGATAAATAAGTTTGGTCGTTTTTCTTCTTTGGGGACGAGTGAGTTAACGATTTGGGGAGGGGGGCCGCGGTATACGAATACGCCGGGATTTCCGGCTTTTGGGACGGCGCCGATTGATGGGTTATCCTCGACACAGGCTGGGGATACATCGATCAGTATTGTGATTGAGGGTCTGGATATTTCGGGGAATTTTGTCAGTCAGTCGGTTTTGACTAATGGGACGACGAATGTAGGGTTAGTGACGGCCTTATGGCGGGTTTTCCGGTTATATGTTGATGATACAACGGCACCGGCAGGTGATATTCGTATAACGGATGGAGCGGCGGTTATTTACGGATTTATATTAGCGGGAGACAATCAGTCGGCGATGGCATTTTACACAGTGCCGAAGGGGAGGAAACTAGATCTTAATGCCTTCCATTCAGATGCGAACAAGGATACGGGAGGGGTTTACCAGATTCTATCCAAGTTATATTTTCGGGATGGTAAGGCAGGGAAGGTTGAGCGGATACAGAGCCTGACGGGCTCTATCCGGAATGGGACAACCCATATACACCATGAATTTATAACCCCGATTGTTATTGATGAATTCTTTGACATCTATATAAATTCGATTGGATCAACAACAGGGCTGGATACCTCTGCGGGTTTTGAAGGCGTCCTCTGGACACCTTAGGGATCAGGCAAGCCCTGCATCTAATCGCCACCCAGGGGATGGATGAGCCGGAATGGCGGAAGAAAAAAATCCGGGTAAAAATTGATAGGGACTGGAGAAAAAACAGATGGGGCCTTAAAGTCCTGCGGCAGATGACGTATGAATGGCAGTGGCGGATATGCTGCGCCCGTATGACCCTGGGATATCTTGATTATGAGGGCTGGAACTTGCGTAAGCCCCGTGATGGGATGATCCCGACACACTATCCCCAATGGACAGGGACGGGTAAATTACTGGTCCTTGGTGAGCAGGGCATTGGGGATGAAATCATGTTTGCGGGGGCCTTTGTCCACCTTCCCCCGTGTACGATTGAGTGTGAGCCACGCCTGGCTGAGTTGTTTGCCCGGACCTTCCCACAACACACCTTTATTGCACGGGTTGATTTAAATGACAGCTCATGGGATGAAGGCCATGACGCTCAGTTATTAATGGGGGATCTGGCACGACTTTACTGGACAACGCCCGATAAATTCCCAAAAAAGCCCTACATCAAGCCCTTACCTGAGAAAGTGGCTTACTGGAAAGCGGTTTTGCCTGCCCATCCTGTTGGCATTGTCTTTCATGGCAGGCAGGGGGATATAGATCCGGAAAAACTGCATGTTGAAGGGGCTGTCTCACTTCAGTATGGGAACGTCCACCATCCTGACTGGGCCTTTGTGCCGGATATCAACCTGATGGACGATATCGAGGATATTTTTGCCATTACCAGCGTATTAACTCGCCTTGTCGGTATTCCAAACTCCAATATGCACTTCGCCTCCTCACTGGGGATTCCCTGTGAGGTTATCCTGACACCAAAGAAAGGGGAGATATTCAATGCCCTTCAATGGCGCTGGGGACTGAAAGAAAAAACACCATGGGTTCCTACTGCACGGGTCTATCAAAACTATAATGCTTATCTCAGAGAACTATAGACACCTCAACGAAAAAGCACACGAAGATCCCCTATGGGGAACAACCGGGCATAACTATGCAGGCATAATCCGATCCCTGGCAAATGTGCATAAAACACGTATGATCCTTGACTATGGAGCAGGGAAGCAAACACTTGAAAAGGCATTACCCGACCTTGATGTAACAAGTTATGATCCATCGATCCCTGAACTTTCCAGAACCCCCGGGAAACATGACATCATTGCCTGTATCGATGTTATGGAACATGTTGAACAAAAATGTATTGATGATGTGCTCAAAGATTTAAGCAGGGTCATGGGCAAAGCAGGGTTTTTCCTTATCTGTACAGTAAAAGCTCAAAAATGTTTACCGGGGGGGGTAAATGCACATGCTACAGTAAAACCCTATTCATGGTGGCTGCCGAAGATTTTTGACTGGTTCACTGTTGTTGAATTTCAAAACCACGGGTATGAGTTCATGGTAACAGTTTCAAAATGAGTCTGGAACTTCTGAATGCCCTTGAAGACCTTGCACATTATAACCTCACACATAAGATAGAATACTATAAGCCCTATCCCTTTCAAAGAGCCTTCCACCATGCAACCCGTGGCTCTTACTGTGAATCCGGACATTATGAGCTTGTCGATGATGATATAGCACAAGAACGGTACCTTGTAAGTGCTAATCAAATCGGGAAAACAACCTGTGCCGCTAATGAAGTCTGCTTCCATACAACAGGCCTTTATCCTGACTGGTGGGAAGGGGTTCGATTTAATAAAGCTGTCGATATCCTTGTTGCCGGAAAGCGTAATGAGACAACACGAGATACCTGCCAGGCAGAACTTGTTGGTGATGCATTTGATGAATCAAAGTTCGGTACAGGGGCTATTCCTAAAGACCGTTTAGGCAAACAAACCCGAAAGGCCGGGGTCCCCAATGCCCTATCAGCTATCTTGGTAAAACATGTCTCAGGACAGTGGTCAAAAATACGGTTTATGGCCTTTGAACAGGGGCCTGATGCTTTTATGGGCGTTAAGTATGACCTTGCATGGCTTGACGAAGAGTGTCCACAAGACATTTTGTCACAAGTCAAACGAAGTCAGCTGGCTAAGCTTAGAAAAAATATCCTGATGACTTTTACCCCTGAAAATGGCTGGACTGAAGTTGTTACACAGGTGCTTGAATCAATCGAACCATGGCAAGCCTGTATAGAAGCCACCTGGGATGATGCTGATCATATGACATCAGATAGGCGGGAAGAACTGCTTAAACAGTTCCCTGAAAATGAACGTGAAATGCGCTCGACAGGAAAACCAATCATGGGAACCGGCATGGTCTTTCCTATTATGGACGAGGAAATATCCTGTGATCGGTTTGATATACCCAAACACTTCTTTAAAATATCAGGGATTGACTTTGGTGTTGACCATCCCTTCGCCTTTGTCTCTATTGCATGGGATTCTGAAACAGATGTTATTTATATTACCGATGTCTATAAACAGCGGAAAGCACTTATATCAACTAATGTCAGTGCTATAAAACACCGTTCAGAGTTATGGATTCCCATCGCCTGGCCACATGATGGCATGAAAGAAGACCCAAAGTCTGGCAAGACCTTAAGAAATCTATACAGTGAAGAAGGCTTAACACAAATGATGGAACACCACTTCACCAATCCTCCAGGGCCGGGTGAAGAAGAGGGGAAAGGCGGAATAGGCGTCGAAGCCGGCCTGATGGAGATACTCGAACGGATGCAGACAGGCCGTTTTAAAGTCTTTAACGATCTTGAAGACTGGTTCAAGGAAAAACGCCAATACCATCGTAAGATTATGAATGGCCGTTCAGTCATCCACAAAGTAAAAGATGATGCACTCGATGCAACACGCTATGCTGTTATGTCTATACGACATGCAACAACACAACCGGCTCCAAAACTTCGCCTTGTAAAACGACAAAGGGTTGAAAACTGGTAAATGGCTAAAAAAATCACACAAAAAGACTGGAACAAGGTCGAAACACAGATTAGAAATGAATTAAAAGACCGCCAGGGATCTACCTATCGGCAAGATGCAGAGAAAATATGGGCAGAGGTTGATCGGCAGGTTGCTATGAAGCCCCTACGCCGTATATCCAGAGGGGATGGAACACCCGATTGGCGTTCAGCTATAGAACTGGGTGAATTGACCAAAGCATCAGAAGTGTGGTCTGCTGATGTAAGACGGCTGACCTTCCCACAGAATAGAACCTGGTTTGAGGCTAAACAAGAGCTTGATTTTCCCTTAAACCAGGAAACAGGTGAAAAACTGTTCGATAAGAAAATACAGGATATTGAAGATGGCCTGCTGCGGTCCTTAATGGCACAACAGCACCTTGATTTCGGCCTGAAAAACCGTGTGGACTCTTCTGTAAAAGAAGCCCTTCACCATGGTAGCTATGTTGCTACCGTTGAGTGGGAATCCATACTCCTGACACCTGAAGGACGTGTTGAACTTAAAGCGGCCCCTGCATGGGTTCCACATTCTATGTGGAACTGCTATCCAGACCCATCAACCTCAATTATTAATAATCCCTTCTATCAAGGTTCCATGCTGATTGTTAAATACATGCCCTTATATAAAGTCCGTAGACTAAAAGGGATAAAAGACTACCCCTATTTCAACCTAAACAGGATTGACCAGGAAAAGCATAAAAATGGTGAGGATGAAACAGATGATGTTGAACTGGTCTATCGATACGGTGATCTTGTTATTGAACGCAAAGGGGGGGATTTGTTTCTCCCAAACTGTCGGGTCATTACCGCTAATGGCTTGATCATTCATTATCGACCAAACTCTTTACCCTTCCCGGAAATTATATTTGTTGGGTACGAAAAACTGGATATTCGTGATCCTTATTTTGTCAGTCCAATTACAAAACAAAGCCCCTGGCAGAAAGCAAGCTCTATCATGGCGAACCAGTTAATAGACTCTATCGATATGAAGATAGAACCCCCTATCGGCTATAATGCCAATGACCCCCAGTTTGTTCAGGATGGGGGCCCTGTCCTTGAGCCAGGAGCAAAGATAGGACATAAAACATCAGCCCAGTTGCAAATACTGGATGTCGGAAGCCCTGAATCTGCGCTGGCAGGACTTCAGTTCGGCATTGAACAAGTCCAGAGTGGTACTGCTGTTTCAAGTCCCCGAACCGGGGTTTCAGCCGGGACAGAACAAACTGCAACAGAAGTCGTTACAGCTGAAAAAGGGTCTGAACTTAGAACGATTTCATTTGTGGATAAACATGAACTGTATGGACTCAGAACCTTTTTATATATTCAACACCAGTTCAATCTGCTAAATCTGGATAATTATCCCTACTATTCTTCTGAAAGTGATAACCCGGACTTTAACCGTGCAAGTAAAAATGACCTGGCAAAAAATGCTGTTTTTGAAATTGTTGGGTCAAAAGGTGTACTTGGTGAGGCAAGACGGTCACAGCAAGCAACAGCTGTAACTGCTTTCTGGATGCAGACTAATCCACAATTACTCAAGCAGGATGTGCTTGCACTTGAAATGTACCTCGATGCCGGTGTTAAAAACCCAGAACGGTTCCTGGTTAATCAGGATGAACAGCAGGCGATTAATCAGAAAATACAGCAGATTGTCCAGACCTTCCAGAGTCAGATTGCTCAACTCAATCAGGAAATACAGAAGTTCCAGTTCCAGGATGAAGAACATTCACTTGAGATCGAACAAAAAGAACTGGAAAAAGAACAGCTATCAATTGCCATTCGTGAACTTCAAGCCCTATCAAGGATAGATAAAGCCTTTGGACGCAGCAACTAAATCATTTCTTCTTGAACTTAACACTAACCCTCTGTATCGGGGATTGGTAAAAGAGGTAAAATCCCATGCACCTGTTATACCACGGTATGATATGTCGAATGAAGAGGAAATGAAATTCACTTCAGCACAACTGGATGGTTTTGAACTTTGTTTACACTTATTTGGAGTAAAAAATGACTGAAATGACACAGGAGAATGAGATTCCTGAAGTCTCTGTTGAACAGACCATTGATTCCATAGCATCGGAATTTAATGTTCCGGCCCCTGCTGAGCCAGAACCAGCAGCCCCGCAACCACTATCCCTGGTTACACTGGACCCACTGGATGAAAGTTCGATAAATTCATGGGCTAACCAGCAAAACCAGACGGTAAGTGTACTGCAAGCCGAAGTACAGACGTTGAAAGGTCAGGTCGATGCATCCCAGCGATCTGAAAAACAACATCAAGTTGAAGGCGAAATTACTACCGCTGTTACCAAGATCAATGATGGTCTGAACTTTGACCCGGGCATGGTTCGTGCCCATCTGGAATCCCTTGCCGCCAATAACCCTTCCTTCAGGAAGATCTGGGACAATCGAAGACAGAACCCACGTGCACTGGATAAAGTCCTGACTGCGGTCAAAACTGATATTCAGAGCAAATGGACTTTGCCAAGTTCAGAAGCCCTTGAGGATCATAAAGCAGCAAAAGCATCACAACAGGCACTGGCTACAAAGTCCAAGGAAACGGATGATAATCCGCTCCAGGCTGCTTTTGATGACTGTAAAACAGATGCAGAAAGAGACCGTCTGTGGAACAAGCTCAGAGCACAAGGGGCACTATAACCTTCAACTTGATTACTGTCGTGAGACAGCAGTCACCCTCTCAGTAGAGAGGTTCCCGGACCCTGTGAAGGGTCAAATGAGGATATAAATCATGGCAATTACCAACCTGGCTACAGCTGCCCCATCGGGTGTCAATTTCGACCTGATGCGCGGCCTTTTAAGTGCAGCTAAAAAGAAACTCCCGTTCTTTAACGGAACCCTCCCCGGCACTCTGTCGATGAATATGGGGGCACCTGCTGTTAAGTGGGAGCGCATCAACAACCTGGCTATCACTAAAACAGCCCTCGGTGAGACGACAACAGGCTCTACCCGTGCTTTTCAAAACGGGCGAACCCCAGTCGTTGCAACAGTCTCTGTTGTTACAGCAACCCCACTGAAATACGGTAACTTCATTGATATGAATGAAGAAGTCGATCTGATCCAGATGAATCTCAGGGGCATTAACTATATGAACACCCTGGGAGGCAATGCTGGTGAATCGCTCAATGAACTGATGATCGACATCTATCAGTCAACGACGACTAACCGGTTCGGTTCTGCCGTCGCCAGTGCTGGGGCTGTGGTAACTGCTCTCTCCAGCAATGACATTAAGTATGCTGTCAATCAGCTTAATCGGAACTCAGCCCTGACCTTTCAAACACAGGGGGAAGGCATGGACCGGATTGATACCAAGGCCGTCCGAGAGGCTTTCTATGGAATCTGTCATCCGGATGTTGAAGAAGACCTCCGGGCACTGGCAGGCTTTGTCGGCGTTGAACAGTATGCCGGGTATATGGAATCCCTAATAGGGGAGATCGGTACACTCAATGGTGTACGCTGGTCTACCAGCCCATTAGCAGGAACTATTGTTCTGGGTGGGGGGGGTTCTGCTACTGGACTTCGATTTAGTTCATCAGCGGCAACAAGTGATGTGTATTCATCCTTCATCTATGGTCAGGAAGCCATCGGGTCAGTAGGTCTGGGCCAGGGGCATGAGACCTCACAAAAGATGATGTATGACACCATCAAAGCCGTTGAGGTCATCCAACACCTCCCAGGTTCTGCCGGGGCAGGTGATCCAATGAATGAGTTTGGAACATTAGCCTGGAAAGCATGGTTTGCAGGAGCCGTCCTTAATAATGGCTGGGTCGTCCATGTACAGACCGGGGCATCACTCCTCGCTTAAACAGATAAGTGCCCTTCGGGGCACTTTCCCTTAAGGACTCCTATGCAGAAAAAACGTGGTCCCCAAAACCCTGACATTAATGCCGGTCGAGACCTGGTATTACGTATTAGCATCTTTATCCCAGGGGAGGCCCCTGTCGAAATTCCGATTGTTGTACATGGTTTTATAGGCAATATGAGTGGACGCAAAAAAACCCCACAAGGGGTTAAAGAAGACCTGATAGCCGCCTTAAAATCAGTTTATGGGGGCATGATAAAGTGAGTACCTTCTTGGATGCTGCCAATCGTGTATTGAGGACTAATGGCTTTATTGGGGATAATGATGATGATCTGACAACCTTCAGCACAACACAGCATCAGGCAACCCTTAATATGGCAAAAATAGCCATAAACCTGACCCTGATCGAACTTGTTTCATCCAGAATGATCCCCTATGAGGAAACGGAAGCAACTCTGACTTATGTTCAGGGGCAACGCAACTATGCTCTGGCAAATGATTTCATCCACTTTTCTATAGAAACCACCAATGCTCTTCCCTACCTTGTAGAGCTTGATGCAAGTAACCAGGCAACGACTCAATACCTGTATGAATATAAAGGGGGAGAACAGCGGCTCAGATTGACAATTCATAACTACCGGGTTATCGAAGGAAACCCCATATGGTGGTACTGGGTTAATGGAACAACCAAACAAATTGGGTTCTATATGATCCCTGATGCGAGTAAAGCAGGAATAAAACTACGTTATTCCTACGAAAAGGATGTTTCAGTCTCTGGTGAAGGAGATCAAATGCCCTTCACAAATTCCATGGAATTCGATATGTTCGCAAATATGGCTGCACGGTCAATGAAGTACATGTTTGAAAACCTTTCCCTTCCAGGACTTGAATCTGACATTATTTATTCATCCAGTAAAGCTGCATTAATTGATTTACTCCGTCCAAAAGCCCCTGCAACCCGTTATGGTCATGTGTATAGGTAATGGCACAAATAACGTTTGAAGGAGGACTGAATGAGAATGAAGACGCTCAGGCTATTGAATGCCAGGAGGGCTGGAACTTTGAGCTTGGGACACAGGATAGGGCACTAAAACCACGTGCTCCGATTGATCTAAAAGGAACCGCTACACTCACAAAGCCCATCAATGGCATTATGCAATTGATCAAGAAAGGCAATGCTGTTTCTGACGAAACAACCCTTGTGTTTGAGGCAGATGCCACAACACCTACTGTCTATGAATGGGATGGAGGAGCAACCTTTACTTCAAAGCGAACCAATAACCTTGATGCAGCATCAAAACTTAGAAGTTGTTATTGGGGACTTGATGAGTTTATAGTCATTACTGATATGTTAAAGGTCACCCCTTTGCTTAAGTGGGATGGGGTAACCTGTACTCGATTAAAAACTAACCAGTTAACAGGATCGGCTGTTACTAATGTCTCTATCGTGGAATCATCTGGAACCTACACAATCAATATTGTATCGCATGGTTATAGTTCCGGGGATCTAATAACGGTTGCTGATGCTGTCCCTTCAGGGCTTAACGGGGAGTATGAAATAACCCAGGTTGATGCCAATAATTTCACATTCACAACCACAGCCGGGATTGGGAATTCAACAACACATGGGACATCACAGATTGGAGAGGAGATTTTTGCAAAGTACTGTATTGTACATAACGGCAGAAACTGGCTGTTTAATCTGACAACAGGGAATAATAAAAATCCACATATGCTGGTTGGGTCATTTTTTGAAGATGCTGAAAACTATTCGACCTCACAGCGTGCAGCCGATGGCTCTCCAATACCAGAGGCAGCCTTTTACATGCTGACACCTGATCTAAGGGCGATTAACGGTGTTGCACTATTTAACCGCCAACTGATTATATCAACAGCTGGAGGACGCCTGTTCAGGCTGACAGGCTTTGATACAACCAACTATTCATGGATATCATACTATTCAGGGTCACGTGCAGTAGGCACTGAAACAGTAGCCAATATAGGGAATGATATTGTCTATATGCGTGAGGGTGGGAATATTGAGTCAGTCATCGCTACAGATACCTCTAGTGATATTCAGGCCAATGATATGTCACGCTGGATACAAACAACTGTAAAGGATTTGGAAGAAAGCATTACTGTATATGATCAGAACAACCAGAAAGTCCTTTTCTTTGTTACCGGGAAAGTTCTTGTTCTGTTTAAAGATGTTCTTTTTTCAAAACAGGTCTCCCCCTGGTCTGTGTATAAGACAAGCCTTGCTTTTAATTTCAATACCAATGCAGCTGTCTATATCAGGCGGCCCGGTAAAACAACCTATTCTATTTACTTTGGTGATGATATCGGCAATATCTATGATCTTAATGGATCTGGGATAGGGGATAACTCAACAACGATTATCACCTACAGAAAGACCAGAATCCTTGATGAAATAAACTTTAAAAATCAGTGGCTGATAGGGCGTATTCAATATCGAAGAATTGGTGATTCAGAAGTGACCTTAAGTTTCGATTGGTCGAATGAATACAATAAAACTGAATCAACTATAAAGATGAAAGGGCCATTAGCTGGTGAGACATTCCCAGTCTATGGGGGCGCTTATTATTATGGAAATCCATCAATTGTCTATGGTGGGTCCTTCAAGGCTAAAATCTCACATGCTAACTTCTCCCCAACCGGTAAGGCTGATGGTGTGAAAATAGGGGCCTACCTGGATACTACTGTTGCTTTCCAGATAGATAATCTGGAAATATGAAGCCGAAGGACTTACGTGATCGTGTTTTTAAATATGGTAAACCGGTCATTCGGGGAATGGAGCCTATTACAGAAGATGATGCAGGGGATCTCAAATACTTGTGGGCAGCCTACAAAACACATTCATTCCCCTTCCCGGATAATCTTTCACAGGATGAATTTACTGATAGCATCGTTACTCTATTCGGTAAATTCCAGTTTGTCTGGATTATTGAGGATAAAAACGCACAGTTCAGTGCTGGGGAAGGTCCAATAGGGCTTGTAGTTGCACACTATGATGGTTGGGAACTTGAGCCACACTTTGAACCCTTTTCATGGGCAACAGCAAAAAATAAATTAAAAGGTATATTGGGATTTTTACACAAAATGCAATATCGAAAGGAAGTGGGGGTTATAAAAATAACCTCCATGAAACAGGACCAAAAATTCTTTAACCGATTAACCCGGTATCTTCCAAGGATGTCCTATTCAGGAATGATCAAAAACGGTTCCCCAAGGGGGGATAAATATATGTTCTATATGACAGGGCGAATGAAATGAGTGGAATAGGTGATTTTTTTGAGCCTGTTACAGATTTTCTTGGGTTCGGAACAACTGATGCACAAAAGGCTGCACGAGATTTTGCAAAAAAACAGGGAAAGCTTCAGGACAAGCAGTTTAAAACACTTGAGCAAGCCACAGCCTTTGCAAGTCCTAACCAACCTTTTACTGCCGGGCCTCTCTCAATAAGGGGGCGGAACATAACAGGGCTTGATACTTTTAACCGTCAGGATAGAAATGCGCTTAATCCCTTCATCAATCAGACAACTGCTAATATAAACAGAATTTCGAACCTTGCTAATGATCCATCTGCACTTAATGCATTTAATGAACGCTCAAATGTTTTGCGGGAGGGGATAAATACAGCTCTGGGTGATTTTGGAAACCTCACACAAGGGACATTAGCTGATCTTGGTGGTATCCGGCAAGACCTGGCATCAAACAATAACCCCTTTATTCAGGCACGTGTTGATCCCCTTATTAACTCACTTGCAAGCCGTAGACAGCAGCTACAGGCCGATATTAATCGGCGCGGAGTCTCAGGGTCTTTTGCAAATCAGGCAGTAACAAACTTCGATATTGAAGCTAATCGTGCAATTGGTAATGAACGGGCAACAGCCACCAGTGAGTCCCTGCAAGCACAGCTCGGGACATTGGGACAGATACAGGCAACAGGGGGGCAGCTAACAGAAGCACAGCTACAGGGCTTCCAGCTGTCCTCTGGCCTGGATAAGACTCAGTTTGATGCAGCATCACAGCAGTTTAACCGTCAGCTTTCAGGCTTTAATGCCACAGCACAGGGGCAGAAAGACATCTTCAATGCAAGAACTTCCCTTGTTAATGGACAGTTTTCACGCATTATGCAAACACTTGGACTTTCTATTAATACCCAGAATATGCTCTTAAGTCTTGCTTCTAACCTGTTTACAGGCGCGGGGTCTGTTGCCGCTAATTTGGGTCAGGTCTCTAATGTCGCACAGGGCCAACGGATCGGGCTTGAACAAGCCCAGCAGACAACAGGGCTTGGGGTTATTAGTGGACTGACAGGTAAAAACTTTACTCCCACTCAAGGAGTCCTCTAATGGCCTTAAATAAAGCCTTTGATAATGTTCTAAGAGGGGTTAATGCTGCTGCGACAGGGGCACTTGAAGCTCGTGTCCCCGGACTTGCAGCCGCTAATCAATCCAATCGTGCACTGATTCAGAAGACTCAACAGGAGGCCCAGAACCGAAAGGATAAGGGGGAGGAACAGCAGCAGGATATTGAGCGCTCAAATCTGAAGATTATTGCAACACTGCAACAGTCCAGGCTTGAGGGGATGCCAGCTGATGATCCGTTGCGTGCAGATGCTGAGGCTGATCTATCTAAAACCATAGAGTCTCTTGGGGTCTCAGATGTTTCTGTTGAAGGGCTTGGCGTTCCAGAGGGGAAAGAGCAGACCTTTACCGATGTTGGAATATTCAGAACTAAAGCAGGGGATGAATTCAGGGCAGTAAAAGACAGCAGCGGGATAACAAAAATACAGAAAGATGGTCAGTTAATCCTTCCTTCAAGAGTAGGTGAGGGCCAGTTCTTCAAGCTCCCTCAGGTGACAGGTTCACAGGAGGATGTAGGGATCAGTGGGACAAGAAAAGAGAAGGTCATTAAAGAAGTTGCACAGAAACGAATTGATACAAATAATCTTGATCAAGGACTTGAACAAGTACAAAATTTTGTTAGAAGTGAAAATTTTGTAGGAGGTTTAACTGGGAAAACTCTAAGCATAATAAACAGTGCATCCCAGCAGTTTGCGCAGACTTTTGGGAAAGAAACTATATTTACAAATGAAGGGGCGATTCTTAATGAACTTGATGAAAGACTTAGTCAGGAGAATATTTCATTCATGCGCCGTGCAGCAATAAGCGGGGATGTACGTGAAGCAGCAGTAGCACGGTTAGCCTTTATAGTTGCAAAACAATTAAATCCTGATGGCAAAATATCAGATGCAGACGTTGAAAATGCAAAAAATATGATTTCTGGAACAGCAGATCGGCAGTCAACACTGCTTATGCTACAAAATCTCAGGGATATTAATATCAGAGAAGCTGATACATTTTTCAGGATTATGGGAGAGACGGTAAAAGGGGAGAAAGATCCCTTCAGACCTTTTTCAAGGTTTAACCGTTCAGGGGGTGATAAGCCACTTAGTGAATTGACAGATAAAGAAGCTCTAGGAAGGTTATAAATGCCTCTGACAGAAAAACAGCAAGAAGGAGTCCGTGCCTTAAAAGAAGAGGAAAAATCCGGATCAATTTCTTTTGATAGACAGGAACTTCTTGATGACTTAAGAGAAAGAAAACTAGTTAAGCCTAATCCATTTTCATTAGCAGATCAAAGTCCTATCCCTTTTGATGAGAAAAAGGAACGCAACAGAGCAACAAAGTTAACCGGTCCTAATATGCCTGTTTTTGTTGATGTTGAATTACTTGATTTTAGGCGTGCTCTTGCCGAATCCGGTCAAATGGAAACAGCACTTGAACCACTGTCAAATCTTAAACTTGGGCTTTCTGCTTTCCCAAAAAAAGAAATAGAGACTATTCTAAACAGCCAGTTCGGGCAGAAAGTTGATGTACGATTTGACCCATTACCTGGTAAAAAGGGGAGATTTCAATATATAGATCCCAAAACTAACAGGATAGTTAATGTAGGGGTTGAAGGTCTTGACCTTGGCGACATTATCCAGGCTTCCGGGGAGACCCCTGCCCTTGTTGGCGACATTGCAGGGACTGTAGGGGGAGGGGCACTTGGTGCAGCCATCCCTGTACCTGGTGGAGCCCTTATTGGCCAGACAGTTGGATCTACTGGAGGTACTTTTATTGGGGAACTTGTGAAACTACAGTTAGGCAAGCTGGTTGGAGTCAACCAGGATTTATCTACTGATGACATGATCCAACTTGCAGGGAGAAAGGGAGCAATAGCCGGCGGCTTTACCCTTGGGGCGGGGGCTTTAGCCAGGGTTGGGAAATCTGTAGCAAACTTTATCAAGGGGAGGACAGGAAGCAAGGAGGCTGCATTCAGGTCAGGGCTTAATGAACAGGAAGCAAAAGAAACGATTGATGCTGTTAATGATTTGCAGCGCGAGTTTGGGCCAATAAAAGATGAAGTAAGACTGACAACTGCAAAGCGCAGTGGTGATGAAGTTCTTTTAAGTGATGAAAGCTCCCTTAGAAGGGACAAAGACTTTGTAAGGGAATTTACAGAAAGAGACACTCAAGACAGAATTGGTTTAACAAAAGCCTTTGATGCAATTACACCATCAGCGGCCGGAGGGGGGGATACAGTAGGGGTAGCTTTCAGAAGAGTAAGGCACAAATCCTTAAGCAATGCATCAAAAGAACTCGAAACAGCACAGAAAACCCTTGATAGTGAGTTAAGGGCTTTAACACCACAAACTATTGGGGATGATGGGACTATTGTACGGAAGGCTATCCAAGATAAAACGATTGCTGTTAATGACAAAGTTGACCTTGTCAACAACCAGTGGAAGCGGTTGGCTAATGTTTCAAAGGGAGAAACACAATCTGATATAAAAATTACTGTAGGGGGAAGGGTCCGTTCACTAATGAGAACCCTTGATACAGAATCAAGGAATGCTATTTCAAATATTGTGAGAACTTCAAGAAGAGGGGCACTAACAAGAAAATTTGAAGAGTCAAAAGGCGGGAAGGTCGTCCAGACTGGGATTCTTGATAAGCAGGGGAACGCTTTTACCAGAGTTACAAAGGGATCAACTACAGATTTAGTTGATTACCAGAAGACAATAAGCGCCTTTAGACAGGCAATTAGAGAAAAAGACAAAGGGGCAAGTGCATTAAATGGTCAACAGATTGTTACAGTAAAACGCACACTAAAAGCATTGGTCAGGGATAGAGACTTATTTCTTATAAAGTCTGGTCGTGATGATATTATTTTTTCTATAAAAAATGCAGATAGCTTTACTAAAGAAGCACGTACGATGCTTGATAGAAGTATTGTCGGGACCATTATGGAAAAGCGTCAAGGGCAATTTTCTGTAAGAAACCAGGATATTTTTGATAAAGGATTCGTAAAGGGAGGGAAAGAGCAATCAGATGAAATTGTTAAAGTAATCGGGGACAATGAAGGAGCCATGAGTGCATGGAGAGACAATATCCTTTCTAAATATAAGCGTGAAGTTGTTGGTGAAGACGGACCAGCAATTAAAAGGCATATTAAATTCATTAATGATTTTTCTGATTCTATGGCACCTTTTTTTAATCGAGCAGAAATGTCTAAAATCAAGCAACTGGGAGGGATTATAAAAGTTGTTGAAAGGCAACAGAAAAAGAAAGATGCTATATTAAAGGCGCTAAACACCCCTCGATCCCCCTTGGATAAATTACAGAAAACATTGGCCACACTAGACCCTGAAGAAGTTTCTCCATGGATTGTAAGTAACTTTAAAACAGGTCCAGGAAGGGCTAGACGGGTTGTTTCCCTTCTTAAATCAAAACCAAGGCTGCTTGAGGGGATACGGCAGGATGCGCGCAACGTCTTCCGAACAGAAGTCTCTCCTAATGGTATTGTTGATCCCCAAAAATTGGCATCCAATTTAAAACGAAATGCAGCTACTTATAAGGAGCTTTTTGGTGAGAAATATGTTGATGATCTGTTTACTATAAAGAAAGCCTTTGATTTATCAGCACGTTCAGGAACGATTCTGTTAGAACGTGGGGCTACTGGAGTGGAAACTCAAGCTGCTAGGGCCATTTTCAGACCACTAACAAGAGAAGGGGTTTTATTTACAGCTTTTCTTAAGTTCAGAACACTTGAAGGGAGAAAGGCCATATCAAAAGCTATGTTAAATCCACAGGATTTAAACGAACTTGCAGAATTATCCGTTCTATCAGAGAAAAGTAGACAGGCATTTGAATTACTGAATTCTATGGGCTATATAGCCGCAACCAGCGAAGACTTGGAGCAATAACCGTGGGCACAAAATACAGTTCAAATTCAACATCAGGATATAATGCAACCCCCCCTCCTGATGATGCCTCAACTGGAGCTGATAACCAACTAACATGGGCAAAGCATAGGGATAAACTGGGTGATCCTATAAAAAACCTTGCTGATACTATAAACAGTGATCTGGTGGCTCATTTCGACCAGGGGCCAGTAACCAAAAACTCAGCCTTTACAACAACAGCTGCTGAATACAATACGGTCATTGAGGTATCAGGAACTACAACAATCAGCCTTGGAACAGCTACAACAATGGGGAAAGGCTATTTTGTTGGTGTATATAATGCTGATTCATCACTGGTAACAACAGTTGACCTGAATATAGGGACCGATACACTGGATGGGTCTGTTGGTGGTTCTATTACTCTTGCCGCTGGAGAGGCAAGAACCTTTATTGTAAATAATTCAAGTAATGGGTACCTCTCTATCACTGACAAGATAGTCTTGATCGATGAGGATACTATGGTGAGCGATAGTTCTTCTCAGGCTCCAACTCAACAATCCGTTAAAGCTTATGTAGATAGTGTTTTCGCTACGTCCGGCACCTTTACTCCTAACTTGGAGGGATTAACTACGGCAGGGAGCATGACACAAAATGTATCTGGTAGGTATATTAAAACAGGAAAGCTGGTTACAGTCTGGGTTAAGATCCTTGTTACTGCCACTGCTACTGCCCCTGTTGGAGACATGGTTATAAAAAACTTACCCTTTACTGCCTTTGGCGGGAGTTCAGATGTTACAGGTTGTGGTAGTGTTGGAATATTTAGAGGCATTAGTTTTTCAACTGATCTGGCTTCCTATGTGAGTGGGGGAGAAACACAAATAAGGCTTGAGCGGCTTAATTCCGGTGGGCTTACTAATGTTGCAGTGACTGCCGGAAATATAGTATTAGCAAACAATATAGCTATTTATTTAACACTATCTTATGAATCAGCATGATTTTTAAAAAAGATGTAAAAGTAAGGCAGTGGATTCTCCCAGCAGGGTTCCAGTCAGATGGATGCACCTTTCCTGGCATTCTGAAATACCTTAGAGGGATAATGAAAGCTGACGAGTATTCCCTTGGTTGTGCCCTACATGACTTTCTGCGGCGCTATGCAGTTGTGTCTGTCCCTGAAGCAGATAAAGAGCTGAGGCAGTATATCTATGAAGAGAAAGGTGATCGTATACGTTCTTACCTATACTGGCTAGCCGTAAAATTTATACGGAATAGATATACCAGCACACTTCAGCTGCCTACACAGTGGGAACAATACCGAAATAAAGTTTGATAACAGGAGATAGTTATGGCAGTAAAAGTAGCTCAAATGGAAAAGGTTCCAAAGTATCTTAATAAGGATACAGGGGATGCTGAGTATCAGGAAGGGACGGAAGGTTTTTCACATCATTCAGATGGCATAATCGGCCTATCCAGAGATAGGTATGCCTCTGCCCCCGGAACAACTCAGGGTGTGTTTAGCTGGACGGTTGGTTATGGCCCAAAAAAGGTCAGGGTTCGGCTGCGGGATGGCACAACTGGGGACGTGGTAAAGTTTGTTTTCGATGCCCCGACAATTGCTGCCGCTGATGCAGTCGCTACATTATGGCTTGCCGATGTTGGTTCTGCCACGACTGACCGGATGCATCGAAACATAACCAATGTTGACAGTGCTGATGCGAATACTCCCGGTGATGAAGGCTGGTCTGAATGGATCAAGTTTACTGCTCAACTGGTCTCCGTCCACTATGTCGGCGTAGGGACGCTGGGTGCCGGGACGATCTTTGAACTGGAGGGCGAATAATGATCCGCACATTCAAAAATTCTGTTTTTACCGATGCTGATTTTCCTGCGATGGTTTTAGGGTTTCGGGGATCTGACCAGACAGTCGGGTCCAGCGTTCTGGTCTCGACCGATGGCGCTGTTGAACTTCCACTTTCCGGCGCTATATCCAGTATCACTGACGGCAAAGCCTCATTTGGAATAACAGCGGATGCAGCTGTTACAAAAGGGACGATCCCTGCGTTGGGGGATAATTTTCTATATGTTGCCTCCGGGTTCCTCCAGTCCCTTGTACACAGTAGTGTTATAGGTCTGGATAATGCAGCTGAGGGACTAGCCAGTGGAGGGGTGGCTGTCAATGGATATATCAATGGGTCAGCTGCCGATGTTGGATCATTGGTCTCGACAAATACTGCAAACGGATCATCAATTTTATTGGCATCAGATGCCTCTGCTGTCTACCATTATGAGGGAGATCCTGCTGACGGGATTGTCGATGCCATTGGTGCGGGGACAACTGCGACTGCGATAGGGACAGTAACACCCGGCCAGAGCCTGTTTTTCCAAAGCTCGCTTAAATATGCCTTCCTGTTCAAATTTACGGCCCTTCCGACAAAATTCCTGGACGGTTGGAAATGGATGCTGGCTAACGATGATGGTGTGTTATACCCCGGATGGGCTGGCCTTGTGTAATGCTCCGGACGTACCGCAATGCTATTGATTATATACATCCCAATGAGGTTGTTACCTATCGTAGAGGGACAGGATTAATAACGCCGGTTATTAGATCAGGCATTACCAGTACAGTCCCTGATGTGAATGATTTTGCCTCATTCACGACAAATGTCGGTGATCATTTGCTGGTAATTTATTCGGCCGTGCCACAAACCAGTGGCTGGAAATTATCAAGTGATATGACATTGAATACAGCCTTTGCAGATAGAACAGCAGGGAAGCAACTACACGTGTCTGCTCATGACATTCTGTTAGGCGATAACACCAATAGCATAGAGCCGACATTTGGCTCTATCTCAATGGGGTTTGAGCACCGGTGCTCTGTTGCTTATTTTGACCGAGAAAATCAGGTATTCAGGTTTGCTTCATCATTACAGGATGTTTCGGACCCGTATGATGGCTCAGTGTTTGGTGGTCTAAATGCTACGAATGGGTCTAAGGGTACGGATGCCGGGATGGGGTCTTTTAATCTATCCATGAGCATTCGAAGAATGTCAGAACTTGGCTCAGTACGCATTATCCGCTGGGCGGCCGGGAAGGCTCCCCCGATAGCGGTGATTAATGCTGCACTTGAATGGACATGGCGGAGTTGGGCGGTTGATAATCGACCTGTTTTATATCCAGGCTTAATCAGTTGGATATAAGAGAACGGCAGTGAGTGGGGAGATATCATGGTTTATGCAGTTGCTGGATTGGTTAGAGTCACACTGGAACGAGGCATAAAATGCAAACAGAGCACAGAAAAAACTATCGTCTTGGTGTTTCTCCAGGTGAGTGGATAACGGTTATTGTCATAATCGCCTCAGTTATCTTTGGCTATTCAACGTTGATCGCACAGGCCAATGGGACTGAGAAAAGAGCCATGCACAATACGGAGAAGCTTGAGACGTTCCAGAAAAATGTTACCCAGCAGATACAGCAATCAGAGGCAAGAACGCGCCAGGAAATTCAGCGCTCTGAACAACGGACGCGGGAAGACATCAAGGAACTCCGACAGCTGATTATCAGGGGACAGTAAAATGCCAAGCTTTAGCCAAAGTTCTGCTGGGAAACTTGATACTGCAATTGACCGTTTCCAGCGACTGTTTAATAAAGTTATTCAGGAGTATGACAATACTATTCTTCAAGGATGGCGATCCTCCGAAGAACAGCTTTCCTTGTTCAATGAAAAGCGCAGTAAGGTAAAGCAGGGGAAGCATAATGAAAGCCCCTCCCGTGCTATAGATTCTGCCCCGTACCTATCTGGACGTGGGATTCCGTGGCCGAAAACGCCTGATGATTGGAATAATAAGGATCAACGAAATAGCTACATTAAAGACCTGGCACAGTTCTATCATTATGCTGGTTATGTACAGGGAGTTGCCTTTTCCGAGGGCATTCCGGTACGTTGGGGCGGGGACTGGGACCGGGACCATGATCTGTCAGATCAGACCTTCGACGATCTTGTTCATTTTGAAGATCCATAATAACCATGGATGCTACTTACAAGGCAAGAGCATTGATAGCACTGCTGCTGCTATTTCCATTGATCGTAACGTTAGCCGATCCAACAACACAATCACATTTCCACTTGCGTGATGAGTCTATCTGTACTGCGCAACAATGTATTGATGATCCTGGTAACACTGTTTTCAAATTTACCATGTACTGCGGACCCAATGAGCTGACAACTACATTTCAATTCGATGTTGTTGGTGTACAGAATAAGGAAGCGCAGATTGATTTTGTCGATGTGCCCATGGCAGATGGCCAGTGGACCTGTATAGCCACATCGACCAATGGTTACGGCGAGGGCGATAAGGGCGATCCTGTAAATTTTACCGTGGTGAATGGCCAGCGCGTTCAGGGCGGGGTTCCGGCTGCGCCCTCACTGTGGATTGAATAGTGCGGCTAATGCTGGATGGAGCACCAATCGATGCACGGGAGAAACTGAAACGTGTTGCAAAGAGTAAGACTGCACATTATATCGGCGCTGATGGCCGGGCTGATAACCGCCGCATCGGCCCTCCTGGGCGCCATCACGCAGATGATGTCAGACGGAAAGACTGAGTTATCTGACATATCTGATCTGGTCTGGCTCGTCACTGTAATCAGTCTGGTGCTGGGTGTTGCTAAGGATTTGCAGTCCTACGTCAAAGGGTCGAGTAAATGACCCGCTACCTGCTCGCTGCCATCGGTATACTGGCCCTCTTGCTGACCAGCACCGGATACCTGCTCAAGAGCGCATGGCAGGGCGAGGCACAGGCAAAGTCAGAGCGGGACAGCTACCGGCTTGCTCTGGCTGACCAGACAGCTGAGATCAAGCGACAGGCCGGGATATTGGCACAGCGTGAACGGGAGCGTGTAGCCGCGCAACAGGCCGCACAGCAATGGCAGCAACGATGGCAAGCGAGGCTGAAATCCGATGAAGACTGTAAAATGTGGGCTGACCGCCCTTTGCCTCAGTGTGTTTTTGATCAGCTGTTCCCAAACGCCGGTAAAGATCGAAAGAACGTACCCTGAGCAACTACTGGCTCCGACGCTGCCGCCTGGCTGGATGCCGGCAAACAGTGGGGAGTTAGTGGGTTGGTGCAGGCAGACTGTGAAGGCGCTGGCATCGTGTAATTACGATAAAGAAGCGTTCAGGAAATCTTTAGGCGATGTTGCCCCCGACTGAACTTGCCGCCCGACTTCTGCCCTTCGTCTTCGCCGTCGTCGTGGCTGTTATCGTTATGCTGATTTCCGGGTGCGAGAGCATGCCGTTGCGGTACGAACCTTCACCCATCTATCAGATGGAGACTCCCTCAGTAGGTTGATACACGGCTTTCTGTATATATCACTGTTATATTTCGTTGTAATCTTTCATGCTTGCATCAAGCTCTCTAATAAATTGTCTTAATACCGACTCTTTCCCTTCAATTTTAAATCTCACCGTTTCTCTAATCCATCCTTTATCTATATCAAGCTCTAAATCAAGCCCAAGAACAAAACACCTGTTCCTTAGAAACTCAGGAAATGCAGCCCACCTTGGCGCTTCAATATAGCTTTTAATTGTTCCGGTTCTTTCTTCCATATCGCTCACCTAAATTAATAAAAAATATAACAAGGCGGTCAAACTGACCAGCCAAAAGCAACGCGGTTTTGTTTAAGTTTTTCATAACAATTACCTCAAGTTTTGCGCCGATACCCAATAGCCTGCAAAATATCTTTAACGCAGGTTGCATAGCCTCGATGTCCGGTCCATGTCCTGTCCAGCCGCTTCTGCGATTTCGTCTTTTTTGATTCGAGTAATAACCCCGTTTTTTTGCTTATTGCATCAGGGTTCTTTATCTCGAAAAGATAATTCTGCATGTTATAGCCTACCAAAATATCGTCTACGTCCAGCTTTACAGAGATCCCTGGATAACCTCGTAGCGTCCCCACTATCCCTATCTGGGATTTATCAATCTTCTTTGCGCGCCGGGGCTGGCTCATCAGAAATGATCCAAGTAAAACCGTTCAATAACTGACTCAAGTGCCTTCGCATCAAAGGCTCCACCTTCACCGTCCAGCTGGGAAATCCAGACAGTATCGTCATCCTTTTCCTCAATGACGTATTCTCCGATGATTATCTTTCCTTCTACGCAAATCATTCATCCCTCCACAAACAAAATTTACACCGCCTGCCCAGAATAACCATCGCCTTATTACAGCGGGGGCAGGGTATTTTGATGGGCTTATCCATTAGTCCCAACTGTTATGATTTCATTATATCTAGTAAGATAACCTTCAACATGCCTTTCTATATCGTTACCATATTTTGTCATTAAATCTAATGGCTCAATCTGAATCTCACAGAATACAGTACCTACTGGCAAATGATTGCAAGCATCTTCTTTATCAACAGCTTCCAAAATTGAACAATATCCATCTTTGGTTTTGTACGGGTATGCCTTCATCTATACGTCCTCGCAAGGTGGTCGCTGCATAAGTCGAACCGTGGACCATGTACGTCTTCATCGCAGCCGTTAAACGTACAGGTGTTACGGATTGTCCTTTCCTTTTCATCCTTTGGCCCGATAAGCTCTTTGTAATAATCGCCAGCAGCAAACCAGGGCGCTATCCCCTTCGGTCTGTTCAGCCGGTTCCCGCGTCGTTCATCGTCAATTCGGTACTTGGACTGCAAAACACCAGCAGCCAGACAGAGCCTTAATAATTCGTCTTTTTCAGATTCAGACTTTCCCTTTGTTGCCTTTCCCCAATGATTTTGCAGAGTATTCGGGGATTCCCTCCATGCGAAGGCGTGATAATCACCAACGGGGCGGGCCAATTCGTAGAGTTTTCGGCAACGGTCGTCTGTGAAAGGGAATTTAGTCATTTTATCCTTCCCTCACATTTTTTACAGACTGCATTCAAAGGTTTGAATAACTTACTCATACAGCAATCCAACGCATTTATGCTCTGATCCTGATAGCGTCAAATACTTACCAGTCCCAGCATTGTAATAAACCGGGCTATCGCAAGCAGGGCACGGAATGGCAATAATTTCCTTTGCCTTCTTTAATCGACCTATTTTTTCCTTTCTGTCTCCACGATTAATATCTGATCTGACTACTTTGCTTGGGTTCCATAGTCCTGTCATATGCTTATCCTCACTTTTATGTCAGACACCTACGACTAATGAGCCGTTCCACGGTAGGGGCTCATATAGGCTGTGGCCTGTATTGCTGGCGATGCTATTGCACTCGACTGATTGGTTGACCACGTAATCAACTCGGAGGTATCAGCCCAAACCCCGGCACATCCCTTGTGCGCCCCGCTGTTAACGAGTGTTTATGTTCGGCTTGGCTCAATCGCCGCACCATTGCCAGTAAATTGTGTGATCAAGTCAAACTCTTGACGCATAGTATTGTCCACATAGATACGCTCTACCGTTGGCTTTCCCGACAGCGGAATCGTTAAATTTATAGCGGACTGTATTTTTGAGGTTGATTATAGGGTTTGAGTGCCCTATACTTTGTTCACCTCGGTGCCCGCTAGAGCTAACCGATTCAGGAAGCATTGCTTCCGGCTGAAGGCTCATTCCGCAAAGGATTGGGCCTTTTCGCTGTCTGGGACTATGAGATATTTCGGATACCATGTCAACTGACCCCCTTTATCATGGGTTCAACCTGGAGTTGGCTCCAACCTTTTCATGTTTAGGCCAGTTACTAGAGTCTGGCGTACATTTTTGGCATGTACAGGTTATCCCTTTCTGCGGTCATCGCAGATATGGCCTACGTCGCCTTGACTTGCTCAACATTAAATCGTAGTGCATATACCGATATCATGGCTCCAACCTTGCGGATATAGACTCCGGGTTCATGACAAAAACGGTTTCGCAGCCCCAGCCATACAGTGATTTAGGGAGCGAGAAGCTTGTAGTTGACTCGCCCTGAATAGTCAAATGTATTGCGTCGTAAGCAAACCCAAGAGCACACATGGCTTGAAAACTTATAAAGTGCATTCCGTCTACTTCGATCCACGGTAAGGAGGTCATGTCTTCTAAGCTGTCAATCGTCAAAATAGAACCGAAAAAATCAAGCTCGAAAGATTGAGAACATTCTGAGTAGGCTTCGGCCTTGCACCATTCTTTCCATCCGTATGATGAGCCAACAGGAGAGGTCCACAGCCCGCCCATCGGTTTATTCCTGAAAGGGACATCTGAAACAGGCTTAAACCGACTCGGTTCATACCTTGGCGCCCCATAATGGACGAGCCGTAGCTTGTTTAGAGGTTTATCGTTTTCTTTTTTCAAAGCTCGGCGCTGGTTTCTGATTGTTTTAGTCATAACTCTGATCTTGAGCTGGCTCCAACAAGCATCCGCACAGTATGGCCGATGAAGGTAGCTCTGGACGCTCCGCAGTGAGAGGCCCATGTATCAAAGAATTCTGACAGATCCTCGACATTATCTCCAGCCCACATACAAGCGCCCATAAAGTTAATCTCTGCCAGCATTTTTAAATGCTCTAAATCTTTAGTCTTCATCTGGAGTTGGCTCCACTCTTACGGCTTTTCTGCCTGCTGCTGTGACACGATAGTAAGGGTCAGGACAAAGCCCTGTCTTTCCTGCGAACTCCATGTAACCAGCGTCACACAGCTCATCCATATGCTTTCCGCCACCACAGTACAGGTTATTAGCTGCACGATAGATCGTGTGATCAATTATTGCTTTATGTTCAGAATTTAATTCCATGCTTCCTCCTACACAATTAATTAAACCTTGCTTTCAAATACTTCACAGTCCGTACAGTTAGGACTGATTGATCCGTATGACTTTATGATGTTTGACCAGACGGGGATTTTTATTACATTATTATGCTTGTACCATTCACAGGCGCCCCATGATTCAGGATTATCTCTCATGGGCCGAAAGTATTTACAGTCTTTGCAGGTGTTAGTCATTTCTCTCCTGATTTCCGCCACCACTGATTAGCCGCTCGCCACTTGAAACTGTGGTTCAGCCCGTAATAGACGGCGATTCTGAATCCTTGTATATGTAGCCAGCGCATCACCAATACTTAACAAGAAAGTGAGCAGCAACGTAACCAATTGAAATCCAGAATGCAGCAATGGCGGCCAGCAATATGCCGATTATAATAGTTGTAGTTCTATCCATTTCATTCCCCTTGGTTACGAATAGCCTTGGCTATGCGCCGCACAATAGGAGCATGTACATGGTATTCGGTTGCTGTTTGCCGTGTTATCCATTCCAGTATTGTTCGTGCGTCTGCTTCGCGCTGTCTGTTACGGCCAGCCTGGTAGGCTTTTATGCCGTCTTCTTTCCCGTAGATTCCACCACCACCATCTTGCCACCACTCCTCAAACCCCAGTGGCTCAGTCAGTTCTGCTACCAGCTTATCCAGGGCTATTTTCCTTTCATGCTCATCGGGCGCGCCGAGTACAGCGTCGTAGTGGTTCATTTGCCTACCTCAGCGTCATATAGCTGCTGCGCTCTCTGCCTGCTGATACAGAATTTTCGCCCTATCTCGGCCCATGTCTTACCTTCATCGCGTAGCTTGACGATTTTCTGGCGGCGCTTTTCCCAGATTTTCAGCTCATCTTTTGTTGCCATAATTAATCCTTTTCAGCTTTCATGGAAAGATTAGCACGCCAAGGCTTGACAGTCAAGGCTTGCTATGCTTTACTCTGTTCAGGGTTAGCAGCAGTGCTCCAGGAGCATAGAGACCTGGCGGAGGACGGGACTAGTTAATGATCACCGATACCCCGTTAATTAGACAGCTGCTGCTGACCCGCTCACAAGGGAGAGAACAATGATAGACACCAAAAAGCTCGACGAACTCAAACACTCCGGGTTGTGGGGGGTGCGCACCAGCAATAACGGTGTAGGCCATGATGGCTTTGTCCATAAACCTATCGGGGAGTGGAACGAATGCCCAAACTGGACAAATAAGAAAACCTATGATGGTAGTGGGTTTTTTATGCAGGGGCCTGGCGGCTATGGTTTTGCGAAAAATGGATCTCGTGTTGAGTTTGTCGAGACGGGAGCTGAGCGGAAATCTGTCGGTAAAGACAAAATTGCTGCTCGTGCAATGTGTATTATCTACACAGGGGCGGATGCACTTTTTGCCCTAAATTATATTACAGATATGAGCTTCCCCGGCTCGCTCGATCTCAGCGGTGCCACGCTGCCGAAGGGCTTTACCGTCGGAGAGGTGGGTGGCTGGCTCGATCTCAGCGGTGCCACGCTGCCGGAGGGCTTTACCGTCGGGGACGTGGGCGGCTCGCTCGATCTCAGCGGGACCACGCTGCCGGAGGGCTTTACCGTCGGGGA